TCAGAGGGCATTTGCATGGAATTGTTGGTGCAGGATATGCGGATCACGATTGAGACTGGGCCGGAAGTCATAGCCGAAATTGAAACTGCTAAAGCTATTGAGAAAGCTTCTCATGTTAATTGACGACTGCCCGACGATTCAATGCTTGGTAAGGAAAGAATTTTTGTATGACGAGAAAGAAGGTCACGGGGAGTTCGTTAAAGCGGTAATTTTTGGGGTGCGAGCAGAACCTGCGCGAGTTCCAATGTTTCAGGTGATGTTGGAATCGGGGGCGCAATGGGCGCGAGTGCCAATAAACAAGATTTGTTTACAGCCTTGCGAGCAATTACCGATTGAGCAGTTAGTGTGGTGGGACTCGTATGGCTATGAGTTTGCGGTGCATCAATTCTCATTCTTGAAAAACCACAAAGTCACGGCGCTCGGCAGGGATGGGGTTATCCGAACGGGAAATTACCTTTTCACCCTTGATTGGATGAAAACGGGGTGGTCAGAAACGCCGGATCAGCACAAGAATCACCACATTATCGCCTTGCAAACAGGGCAGTTGATTGCGTACCCGAACAACCGGCTCGTATGGCTCGACCCGTCTTGGATAGAACCTGCGCCGGACAAGAACTGGAAAACGCCCACGAAAGCAATTTCTGTTGAGGGTCTATGAGACGCGCTGCAAAGGTAGATGCAAATCATGTGGAAATCGTTACTGAGTTCAAAATGCGTGGATGTTCTGTGCTTAGCCTTGCACCTATGGGTAGAGGCGTGCCTGACCTGTTGGTTGCGTTTGGGGGCGTTACTTGGCTTGTCGAAGTCAAAGGGGAGAAAGGCAAGGAAACGGAGGATCAACAAAAGTTTGCGCTCCAATGGACGGGGTGCAGGGCAATCGTGCGTGACAAGCAAGGAGTCAAGGACACGGTCGAAATCATGATTGCTCAGATGGTCAAATTACGTGCTTGACTCTCTGATAAATTCAGAATATCATAGTGAAATTGCTGAAAAAGGGTGAAAAATGTCGAAATACAACGAATCGGCGGCGGCGTTTGTTAGTGTTCTTTTTCACTCAGCAACCGTCACGCACTTTATGCACTTGCAAACCAAGTCATTCGCTCAGCACATGGCGCTCGGTGAATATTACGACGCTATCGTGGAACTAGCAGACAAGTGGGCAGAGGCGTATCAGGGGTGCTATGACATCATCACAAATTACCCCAAGGATTTCCACCTAGCCACCGATCCGGTCAAGTACCTGACGCAGATCAAAGAGTTTGTGAACGATCTCCGCAAGGACTTGCCGCAGGACAGCGAGCTTAACAACCTAGTGGATAGCATCGCGGATCAGATCGATTCGACCCTCTACAAATTGCGCTTTCTTAAGTAATAACATAAATTAAGTATGTTAAGAATATCTGTTACAAATCAATCACATGGCTGCTAGAAAACGGAAAGTTGTGTTGTCTGATGCTTGGCGCGAAAAGATTCAAGCTAGTCAGATCATGAATCGCCTTTTAAAGCACGTTGAGGGCGAGATTGAGCTATCGAACAGCCAAGTGAAAGCAGCGGATATTTTGCTGAAGAAGGTAGTGCCTGACTTGGCTCGGACTGAGAACGTAGGATCAGAGGGCGGGCCGCAGGAAATGGTGATCCGATGGGCCGATCCGAAATAATCCTTCCTTATGCGCCTCGACCGGCATTCCTACCGTTCCATGCCCGTACGCAGCGGTGGGGTTGTCTCGTAGCGCATAGGCGGGCAGGTAAGACGGTGGCGGCTATCAATGACGTAATCAGGGCAGCGGCTACCTGTAAGAGCGCTTTCCCCTTGTTTGGTTATGTCGCACCGTACCGCAGCCAGGCGAAGTCAGTCGTTTGGGACTATCTGAAGAACTTCGCGCAGCCGATCATCTTGGACAGCAACGAGGCTGAATTGACGGTTACCCTGATGAACGGGGCGAAGATTCGGTTGTTCGGTGCTGATAATGCCGATGCGATGCGGGGCTTGGGCTTCGATGGGATATACCTGGATGAGTATGGCGACTTCAAGCCTAGCGTGTGGGGTAATGTCATAAGACCCGCCCTCTCTGACAAGCAGGGATGGTGTGTGTTTGGTGGCACGCCTAAAGGAAAAAATCAGTTTTGGAACATCTACGAGACAGCAAGGCAAAACCCTGCTGAATGGTTCTTGCTACGCCTGCCCGCCTCTTCGTCGGGGCTGCTACCTCCCTCTGAACTAAAAGCAGCTAGGGCGCAATTAACCGAGGATCAGTATCTGCAAGAGATGGAGACTTCGTTCGAAGCCTCAATTCTCGGTTCTTTTTACGGCACAGAACTCAGGGAAGCAGAAGAACAAGGGCGCATCACAAATATTGCTGTCGATCCCGTTGTGCCGGTGCATACCGCCTGGGACTTGGGCTATCGGGATGACACGGCTATATGGTGGTATCAAGTCGTCAGAGGCGAAATCCATGTTATCGACTTCTACTCGGTATCGGGCGCGAACATTGAGGAACTTGCCCAAGTCATTACAGACCGAGGCTACCGCTACGGCAAGCACTACCTCCCGCATGACGCAAAGGCTAAGACCCTTGCAAGCGGAGGAAAGAGCATTATCGAGCAGCTTGCACAGCACTTGGGGCTTGGGACACTTAGCATCGTTCCTGATCTCAGCGTACAGGACGGCATCCAAGCGGTAAGAAAGATGATCCCCACGACTTGGTTTGACAACAAGTGTTACGAGGGCATCGAGGCGTTAAAGCAATACCAACGTGAGTATGACGAGGACAAAAAGGCATTCCGGCAGACCCCGAGGCACGATTGGACTAGCCATCCCGCAGATGCTTTTCGTATGATGGCGATAGCTTGGAAGCAAGAGCCGGTAGTCAGAGCGCCGGATAGAGAGAAGCCTCTGATGGTAGGCCCGACAAACACAGTTACCCTTAACGATATGTGGTCGACTGTCAAACAGAAAGGATCAAGAATATGAGCGGCGTTTCGTATCCCTACGCGTATTGGTATGAGACTGTAGCGGCATCACAAACCGCGCAGGTGTTGGGTGCAACTGGTGCAAAGGGCGATTACATCCACCGCCTAATCATCAGCGTCAACACCGTAGCGACTGCTGCGGTGACGATCATTGATGGATCAACGTCCATTGTAGTTTTGACCGGCGCTGCAACGCTTGTGCCTGGCGTTTATAGCGTCGAAATGAACATGGCAGCGGCTACCGGCCCGTGGAAAGTTACGACCGGCGCAGGTGCAACCGTCATTGCTGTTGGAATCTTCACAGCATGATGAACAAGCCGGGGCTGTACGCCAACATCCTAGCTAAGCAGGAACGGATCAAAGCCGGTTCGGGTGAGCGTATGCGTAAACCCGGCGACCCCGGTGCGCCAACTGCTAAAGATTTCCGTGAGTCAGCTAAAACTGCAAAGCCGGAGAAAAAATGAGCGCAGCGTGGACTCGGAGCGAAGGCAAGAATCCTCAGGGCGGTCTGAACGCCAAGGGGCGAGCTTCGTACAAGGCTGAAACGGGCGGAACGCTAAAGCCACCGGTAAAGGCAGGCGATAACCCGCGCAGAGCGTCATTCTTGGCACGCATGGGCAATATGCCTGGCCCGATGGAAAAGAACGGTAGTCCAACTCGATTGGCATTGGCTTTGAAAGCGTGGGGTGCGTCCAGTAAAGAGGATGCCCGCGCCAAGGCTCGCGCAATCTCGGAGCGAAACAAATGAGCGAAGAACAGAGCACAGGCTTGCAAAAGCTGATGCACAACGTAACGGCTTACGACAACGACTTCAAGAAGTGGGAAGCCCGCGCTCAGAAGATCATCAAGCGTTATCGGGATGACAACCGCAGTCAGAACACAAACGAAACTGCCAAGTTCAACATCCTGTGGAGCAATGTTCAGACGTTGATCCCTGCGGTCTATGCTCGTCTGCCCAAGGCTGATGTGTCGCGTCGTTTCGGGGATAACGATCAAGTAGGACGGGTCGCTGCTCTATTAGTGGAACGGGCGCTGGACTTTGAGATTGAGCATTACCCAGACTTTCGCAGCACGATGAAGCACTGCGTCGAGGATCGTTTCCTTGGTGGGCGTGGCACGTCTTGGGTGCGCTATGAACCCCATGTGCAAGCGATTGATATGCCCGAGGATGGATTAGAAGTCACCGAGGACATTGACGAGCCGGAAGCCGGAAACCAAGCGTTAGCTGGTGAAGAGCCGATGGAGGAGATCGAGTACGAATGCGCTCCCGTCGATTACGTCCATTGGAAGGACTTCGGCCATTCAGTAGCTCGTACATGGGAAGAAGTGACGGCTGTTTGGCGGTGGGTTTACATGACCCGCGAGGCGTTGATTGAGCGTC